TTGCTCTTGCCAAGAAGTACATATCTTGGTTTAAAGAACGCTTTGCTGATGATTACTATATTGAGGTTATGCCTCATAATGAAGCACACATTAATAAATATCTTATTGAACTTGCCGATGAGTTTGGTATCAAGGTAGTTGTTACACCAGACTGCCACCATGTTGACTCATCACAAAAAGAAGTTCAAGAGTTTAAACTGTTAATGAACACTCATGGAAAAATTCTTAAAGATAGTACATACGAAAAGTCAAAGAAAAAAACTGACATGATGGAACGCCTTGACTACCTTTATGGCGAAGACCGTCAGATAACATTTAACAAGTTTGACATACACCTGCTATCTTATGAAGAGATTAAAGCAGCGATGGAAGCGCAGGGTATTGATAGACCAGACATCTACTCAAACACACTACTATTAGCGGAGACAGTGGGAGACTATGGCATTCAGGATGGAATGAATCTTTTACCTGTACAGTACAAGAGTCCAGATAAAGAGTTAAAGAAGATTGCATACGAAGGTTTAGAGCAAAGAGGGTTTGCAGACAACCCAGAATACATTGCAAGAGTTGAAGAAGAACTTCAGATTATTAAAGACAAGAAGTTTGCCCCATACTTCCTTGTAGTTCAAAGCATGATTGCTTGGGCAAAGAAGGAAGGAATTATGGTGGGTCCTGGTCGTGGATCTGCAGCAGGTTCCTTGGTCTGCTATGCTCTTGGAATTACAGATGTTGATCCAATTAAATATGGACTTCTATTCTTCCGCTTTATTAATCCAGAGCGCAATGACTTCCCAGATATTGATACAGATATTCAAGACTCTCGTCGTGATGAGGTTAAAGATTATTTAGTTAGACAGTATCGACATGTTGCCTCTATTGCTACATTCTTGCAGTTTAAAGATAAGGGTGTTGTACGAGATGTTGCACGAGTATTAAACATTCCATTAACAGATGTTAACAAAGTTTTAAAATTGGTAGACACTTGGGAAGATTTTTGCACATCAAAATCAACCAGAGAATTTAGAGAGAAATATCCAGAGGTAGAAGTTTATGGAGATCAATTACGTGGTCGCATTAGGGGTACTGGTATTCACGCTGCAGGAGTTGTTACTAGTAAAGATCCAATCTTTAGGTATGCGCCGATGGAGACTCGTTCTTCTCCTGGATCTGACGATAGGATACCAGTGGTTGGTGTCGATATGGAAGAAGCAGAAAGAATTGGCTTAATCAAAATTGATGCACTTGGACTAAAGACTCTAAGCGTTATTCAAGATGCCGTTGCAATGATCAAAGAAAATCACTATAAGGATATTGATTTACACTCTATAGACCTTGCAGATCCAAAGATTTATGAAATGCTTTCTGACGGATACACTAAGGGAGTTTTCCAGTGTGAAGCAACACCATATACAAATCTTTTGGTTAAGATGGGTGTAAAGAACTTTAATGAACTTGCTGCATCTAACGCTTTAGTGCGCCCAGGTGCAATGAATACAATCGGTAAAGACTATATTGCACGTAAGCATGGAAAGCAAAACGTATCTTATAGTCACCAAATCATGAAACCATTTACGGAGGATACTTATGGTTGCGTTTTATACCAGGAACAAGTTATGCAAGCATGCGTACACCTTGGCGGTATGTCCATGTCGGAAGCAGATAAAGTTAGAAAGATCATTGGAAAGAAAAAGGATGCTAAAGAGTTTGACGTTTTCAAGGATAGGTTCGTATCTGGTGCGTCTGCTTATATCTCGCCTAATCAGGCTCTTGATCTTTGGCATGACTTTGAAGCCCATGCGGGGTATTCATTCAACAAAAGTCACGCAGTTGCTTACTCTACTCTCTCGTATTGGACGGCGTGGTTAAAATATTACTATCCACTAGAGTTTATGTTTGCTTTATTAAAGAATGAAAAGGACAAAGATAATAGAACTGAGTATCTAATTGAGGCAAAGCGTATGGGGATTCCTGTAAAACTTCCTCACATTAATGACTCAGACTTTGACTTTAAGATTGAAGGCAAGGGTATTAGGTTTGGACTAACGGGTATTAAGTATATCTCTAGCAATATTGCAGAAAAGTATATTGCTGCAAGACCATTCAAGACACTTAAAGAGGTTGAAGAGTTTACCTTTACAAAAGGAAACGGGGTTAATAGTCGTGCACTGCAAGCCATGAACATGGTGGGTGCTTTAACTTTTCCAGACAACCCAAGAAATGATGAACAGATTAAAGAGAATCTATATGAATACTTAAACTTGCCAGAGTTTAATATTACAATTCCATCACACTATTATGCATTTATTAAAGATGTAGAAGAGTTTGAAGAGAAAGGCTCATTCATATTGCTTGGTATGGTAAAAACAATTAAACGAGGAACAGGATGGTCACGAGTTGAAATTTTGGACAAGACTGGGAGTGTTGGCATTTTTGATGAAGAAGCAACAACTATTGAGACGGGTCGTACTTACTTGGTCCTGTGTAATGATAATAGGATTGTCTCTGCAATTCCTGCTGACGAAATAAAGGGATCTACAAATGCACTTGTAAGGTTCTTAAGTTATAAGCAACTACCCTTTACAGAGGAAGAAATGTTTGTAGTATCTTTTAAACCAAGGATTACAAAGACTGGAAAGAAGATGGCATCTCTTACACTTGCAGATACAAGTAGAGATCTGCACTCTATTACAGTTTTCCCTACATCTTTTGCAAAAGCGTACATGCATATCGAAGAAGGAAAATCTTATAAGTTTAATTTTGGTAAGACTAAAGACGGAACCGTAACATTGGAGGATGTACATGTCAGTTAGTATAGAAGAAGCATTAGCACAGTTAGACCCTAAGTTAAGAAAAAGATTAGGTAGCGGAGTAGGTGTCAACTATGAGTATCAGCCTACTCCTAGTTTTGGTTTGAATCGTGCACTTGGAGGAGGTTTGCCTTATGGCAGACAGGTCCTTATTTGGGGATCAAAGTCTTCTGCAAAGTCTTCTATGTGCCTTCAAATGATTGCTCTTGCTCAGGCAGAAGGCAAGTTGTGTGCATGGATTGACTCAGAGATGTCATATTCAGAAGACTGGGCTAGAACTCTTGGGGTAGATCCAGAAAAACTAATCTACTCACAAGCAAGGACTATTAGCGACATGGTAGACGTAGGTGTTGGATTGATGAACGCTGGCGTTGACCTAATTGTGGTAGACTCTATTACATCAATGCTTCCAGCAATCTATTTTGAAAAAGATACAGATGAAATGAAGGCATTAGAAAACACTAAACAGATTGGAGCCGAATCCCGTGACTTTAGTAACGCATGGAAAATGCTTAACTATGCAAACAATAAAGTTAAGCCAACTCTGCTTGTTCTTATTTCTCAGTCTCGTAACAATATCAATGCTATGTATACTAGCCAGCAGCCTTCTGGTGGTCAGGCTACTAAGTTTTATTCCTCATGTATTATTAAACTCTTTTCTTCAGAGTCAGACAATCAAGCGATTAAGGGAAAGATCAAGGTAGGAGATAAACTAATTGAAGAAAAAATTGGTAGAACTATTAAGTGGGAACTTCAGTTCTCCAAAACCTCTCCAGGGTTCCAGTCTGGTGAGTACGATTTTTATTTTAGAGGTGACGATATTGGTCTTGATACCATTGGTGATTTGGTTACTACCGCAGAACTAAACGGTATTGTAGAGCGTACAGGTGCATGGTATATCCTTCCTGATGGATCAAAGGTTCAGGGCAAGGAAGCATTTGTTAATCGTGTAAGGGAGGATCTTGATTTGCAGCAGTCAATCAAGGATAAACTAAATGGGTAACTTCACAGTATATCCAGGAAAGTTTGTTTGCCATACATGCAAAGCAGAAGTTAAAAGTTTAAGGCTATACCCAGAAACAAAAACAGCAACATGGATGTGCAAAGATAAGCACATAAGTAGCGTCAAGTTTGGTAAGCAGAAATGGAAGGGCAATGACAGAGAAGAGTGAGTCTAAGAGAATAGGTGCTAAGCAGCATAAAAACTCTGGACGTAATACACAAAAGGGGGATGCCTCCTGGAAAAACTTTGTCGTAGATTTTAAAGAGGTTGGAAAATCTTTTACACTGAATAAAGAGGTTTGGGCTAAGGCTACTACAGATGCTATGAAGAATGGCAAGGACCCAGCCATAGTAGTCGTAATGGGCGAGGGTAACTCTAAGGTCAGGCTTGCTATAATTGAGATGAGTATATTAGAAGATCTAGTGGAGGAATAATGGAACAGCAACAGACAACAATAGAAATGGTTAATGGTTTGGCAGAGATAGCAGACTATATGCAAGATGAAGAGTTAACTACTGCCCTAACCTTTATTGCTAAGATTATTATAAAGCCAGACATTCCTTTGAATGTGGCAACTGTAGAAATCGTCAGACTTCAGGCTATTGCAGCCAAGATGGCATTTAAAGCAACATGGATGGCTAATGTGGACAAGTCAGATCGTGGAAAGAAAAACCTTTATTATACTGCAGCAGAATCTATTAACAATCTTGTGTCAGCGCTAAAGTACATAACCCGATAATCTGCTATACTTATACTAACGGAAACGAGAAAACTATGACGAAAAATTTATTGCATACGGTAATGATAAAGCCAGAAGAAAAGCCAATCCATCCTATGGATATAGCAGGACTTGAGGCAAAGATCAAAGAAGGATATACGATTAATCGTGTAGACAAGCACACAACAAAGAAAACTTTTGCACCATCAACCATTGCCTATGGACATGGGGAGTGTGCTAGATACTGGTACCTTGCATTTGAAGGACAGACATTTGAAGACAATGCTGATGCATACGCTGCAGCAAACATGACTGCAGGAACACTTTCACACGCACGAATTCAAAATGCTATGATGAATGCAGGGATAGTTAAGGTTTATCGTGATGACGATAATGAGCCTACAACAGAGTTTAAGATTAGACATGATGATCCTCCTATCTTTGGATACGGCGATGTTATGTTTGATTGGCAGGGAGAAGAACTCATTGGTGAAATCAAGACAATGATGAATGAGGGATTTGAATACAGAAAAGCATCGGGCAAGGCAAAGACTGGCCACCTAATGCAATTACTTATATACATGAAGATTCTAAAGAGACCAAAGGGAGTTATGATTTATGAAAATAAAAACAATCACGAACTTCTTTTGATCCCCGTAGATGTAAACGATCATTACCGTCGGTGGGTAGACCAGGCATTTGATTGGATGAGATCAGTTCGAAAGGCATGGGAAGATAAAACCCTGCCAACCAAAAACTATAGATCTAATTCCAAGATATGCAAGTCATGCCCAATTAAAAAAGCATGTGAGTCTGCAGGGACAGGCGTATTAAAAATAGCGCCCCTGGAGATTCTGAGTGAACAATTGTAGATGTTGTGATAATCAATTTGAACCGACAGTATCTTATCAGATATACTGTTCTCCATCATGTAGAGATATAGCAACAAAAGAAAAAATTGCTGCTAGATATCTGCAATCAAAAAGACAAAAAAGAAAGGGTAAGGTAAGGCTTTGTAAGTCTTGCTCTACCCCTCTTTCTATATATAATGATGAAGCAGTTTGTTCAGCCTGTAGTGTTAATCCTGATGCAGTTAGCAAAGCAATAAAAGAAATAAAGGGTAGGGTAAATGGTAAAAAATAAATGGGGTCTAGAACTTGCACCCAAAAGTCTATGTGCTATAGACGCTAGTACCAACAGTCTTGCCTTTGCCATTTTCGATACCCAACAAGAATCGTTGGGAATTATTGGTAAGATTTATTTTGAGGGAAACAATACATATGAAAAGGTTATGGATGCTGGTAAAAAAGTAAAGGCATTCTTTGATTACTATGGTGGGTTTGAAGCAATAGTAATCGAACATACAGTGTTTATGAATAGTCCTAAAACTGCTGCTGATCTTGCACTAGTTCAAGGAGCAATTTTAGGTGCAGCAGGTCAGTCAGGAACTAAGGTGATTGGTAAAGTTTCTCCCATCACTTGGCAAAACTATATTGGCAACAAAAAGATTTCCAAAGATGAGCAATTGTTTATCCGTGCTCAAAATCCAGGAAAGTCTGTATCTTGGTACAAAGCATACGAAAGAATGCTTCGTAAAGAAAGAACTATAAAGTTTATTAATATTAACTATGATAAAAATATTGACGATAACGATGTGGCAGATGCCTGCGGTATTGGACATTGGGCTGTGTATAACTGGGGCAAGGCTATAGGGGTTGACAAATAACATCATGGCTGCTAAACTATATACAAGCGAGGCTTTTATGCGTAAGAGATATCTTATGGATAGGAAGACCCCAGAAGAGATTGCAAAGGAGTGCGGAGTGAGTCTAGAAACTATCTACGTATACCTTGCTAAATTTGGATTAAGGAAATCAAAACGATGAATAAATTTGAAAAGGCATTGGTAGCAATTGCTGTTGCAGGTAGTGTTGGGTTTGCTTTTGCGCTTGCTGCGCTAAAAGGTATTCCAGAAACATTTGATTGGGAGTCTGACGAAGAGGAATCTTATGAGTGATAAACTAAATATAACCGTTGACCAGGTAAACAATCCATTGCACTACACATCAGATCCATCTGGCATTGAGTGTATTCAGATAACTCGTCATCGCAACTTCAATATTGGAAATGCGTTCAAGTATCTTTGGAGAGCAGGACTTAAGGACGAAGCAAAGACTATACAGGATTTAGAAAAGGCAATCTTCTATATTAAAGATGAGATCAACAGACTAGAGGGAAAGTATGTCAACTGAAGAAGATCTAGTAAAACATTTAGACCAGGTAAATCTTGTTGTAGAAGAATATTTAAAAGGTAATGACCCAACCGTAATATCTAAGCAACTGTCTATACCAAGACAAAAGGTTGTGACACTTATTAACGAGTGGAAGGTTATGGCATCTGCTAATGATGCTATTCGTGCTCGTGCCAAGGAAGCACTTGCTGCTGCAGACACTCACTACAGCAAATTGGTATCCCGTACCTATGAAGTTATTGACGAAGCGTCTATGACTAATAATCTTAGTGCAAAGACTGCTGCCATTAAACTTGTCATGGATATTGAGTCTAAAAGAATTGACATGCTACAGAAGGCTGGTCTTCTTGAAAACAAAGAATTAGCAGAAGAGATGATTGAGATTGAGCGTAGACAAGAAGTCCTTGTTTCAATCCTAAAAGATATTGCTTCTGAATACCCACAAATTCGTGATGAAATTATGCGTAGACTATCTTCATTTGCAAAAGACAACGAGGTGATTACAGTTGTCCACGATGTTCAATGAGTTCCTTGAAGTACTCAAGGATAATCATTTTGAAGAGATGCCAGTAGATGCTAAAACATTTGTTGAGGGTGAAGCCTTTTTAGGTCAGCCTGGACTGTCTGACATTCAATATGACATTGTAGAAGCCATGAGCCAGATATATCGCAAAGAAGATCTAATGGATATCATGGGAGAAGAAGAAGGTGCAAGATATTATGAAAAATATACAAAGAATGAAATCATACTGCAACTCGGCAAGGGATCTGGAAAAGACTTTACATCAACAGTAGCATGCTCATATATTGTATATAAACTGCTATGCCTTAAGGACCCAGCAAGATATTTTGGAAAGCCATCTGGAGATGCTATTGACCTTATCAATGTTGCTATTAATGCTCAGCAAGCAAAGAATGTTTTCTTTAAAGGTTTTAAGACAAAGATTGAAAAGTCTCCTTGGTTTGCAGGAAAGTTTTATGCAAAGGCTGACTCTATTGAATTTAACAAAAGCATAACTGTTTACTCTGGCCACTCAGAAAGAGAATCGCATGAGGGTTTAAATCTTTTGCTTGCTGTTCTTGATGAGATTTCTGGTTTTGCATCTGAGGTTGGAACAGGTAATGAACAAGGAAAGACTGCTGATAATATATACAAGGCTTTCCGTGGATCAGTAGACTCTCGTTTCCCTGACCTTGGTAAAGTTGTTTTGCTTTCATTCCCTAGATACCCTGGAGACTTTATTTCAGAAAAGTATGACGATGTGATTTTAGATAAGGAAGTTGTAGAAAGAAGTCACACCTTTATAATGAATCCTGACTTGCCAGAAGATTCTGCAGGAAATACTATGGACATTACTTGGGATGAAGATCATATTCTTTCTTACAAGTATCCAGGAGTATTTGCACTAAAGAGACCTACATGGGAAGTTAATCCTACCCGTCAGATTGATGACTTTAAGATTGCATTCTACACAGACCTTGGTGATGCTATGATGCGTTTTGCATGTGTTCCAACATTTGCTTCAGATGCATTCTTTAAGCAGCACGAAAAGGTTAGATCATGTATGACACTAAGAAATCCTATAGATAATTTTAGAAGATTTGATGAAGCGTTTAAGCCAGATCCAAACAAGGTTTATTATGTTCATGCTGACCTTGCACAAAAGCATGACAAGTGTGCCGTAGCAATTGCTCATGTAGATAAATGGGTAAACATTCAGGTAATTAATAACTATGAACAGGTTGCGCCAATTGTAGTTGTAGATGCAGTTGCTTGGTGGGAACCAAAAATTGAAGGCCCAGTAAATTTATCAGAAGTAAAACAGTGGATTCAGAATTTAAGAAGAATAGGTTTTAATATTGGAATGGTATCTTTTGACCGTTGGCAGTCATTTGACATTCAAAATGAATTAAAGCAGGTAGGAATGAGAACTGATACTGTTTCTGTTGCTAAGAAGCACTATGAGGACATGGCTATGCTTGTGTATGAGGAAAGACTTGCCATGCCAGCAATTGATCTTTTATTTGATGAACTTACTCAATTAAAGATTATGAAAAATGATAGAGTTGACCACCCCAGAAAAAAGTCAAAGGACTTGGCTGACGCTGTGTGTGGAGCAATCTTTGGGGCTATATCTCATACCCCTAAAGACAATAATGCAGAGGTTGAAATCCATACATTTAGGGACAGATCTAAGGATAATCATGACCCATTTGACAAGGATTCCAACAACGTGATACAATATAAGTCTATGCCAGAAGATGTAAAAGATTATCTGGATAGGCTAAATCTATTATAAAGAAAAGGAATAAATTAAATGAACTCATTTAAGAAAATCGCACTAGCCGTGGTTGCAGCCATGACTTTGGGCACAATCGTAGCAACACCTGCAAGTGCTGCTGTAATGACAGTTGCTGTAGATCTTGCTGGAACGGCTAATACAACCGCTTCATCAATCTCAACGCCTGCATCATTGCCAGTCCCTGCAGACAATTCAGTTGATGCTGCTGACGCACTAAAGTTCGTCGCAACAGTTGACACAGGAACAGTCGTTTCTGTAGTAGCAACAAACGCAACAATCGTGTCTGCACTACACACATCTGCTGCACCAGTAGGAGCAACTTCAGGTTCTTCAACCTTGACAATTGCAACTGGTACAGGAACAACTGCAACATTCTGGGTATACACAAAGACCACAGCAATTGGAACAGTAACAGTTACCAATCAGGGAACTACATTTACATACTATGTTCAGGGACAGGCTGGTAAGATTAATAACCTTACAGTTTCAGCACCTGCAACTGGTGCTGCTGGAACAAAGCAGGATATTACAGTAACTGCAACAGATGCATTTGGCAACAAGGTATCTGGTAAGTCAATTACTGCAACAGTATTTGCTGCAACAGCAGTTCTAGACACAGCAACAGCAACAACTGGTGCTACACTTTCAGACTTTGGAACAGCAACCTTTAAGGCTACTCTTCCAACAACTGGAACACGCTCACTTATTACATTTGCCCCAACAACATCTTCTGATGCAGTTGCAGGCGCAGTAGTAGGTTTGACCGCTCCAACACTTGCACCATTTGCAGAGATTGCAGTTCGTGACCTAGTGTCAGAACTTGCAGCACAAACTGCTGCTAAGGATGCAGCACTTGCTGCTAAGGCTGTAGCAGATGCTGCACTAGTTAGAGCAACTGCAGAGCATGTCGCTCTCATTGCTGCTGAAAAGGCTGCTTCTGCAAAGGCACTTGCTGATGCAAAGACTGCCTCAGATAAGGCACTTGCAGATGCAAAGGCTGCTTCAGACAAGGTAATTCTTGACAAGGATGCACAGATTGCAAAGTTGACTGCAGATAATGCAGCAGCACTTGCTAAGATCAAGGCATCATTCAATGCACTCGCTAAGAAGTGGAATGCAAAGAATCCAAAGGCTAAGGTTACTTTGCTTAAGTAATTAGTCCAACGACTGGGGGAGTGGGGAAACCTGCTCCCCTTTTTGTTTTGACATGATATAATTTAATTATGTTTGATATTATAAAAGAAGCAAAAGAAAATAAGCATGCAGTAGTGTTTGAAAAATATCAGTTGCCTACTCTGAACTGGCAAGACATGATGAACCACATATATAGAGAGTCTGTCAGACCTAACAAAAACTTAAAAGAAAAAGTAGAAAAGACAAACAACAGGGACTGGTGTGATTCTTTAGGAAATGTACAGATACAGGAAAAGTTGTGGCTTTCTCCACAACAGAGTAATCTGTTTGAAGAGTTTCCAGAAATATCAGAACTGCTTTATAAATTAAACAATGGAGTAGACAATAGACAATGTGCGTATTACAATGAAAAAAACCATGACTGTGACTCCGATTGGCACCCGCAGGGAATAAGAATGTCTTTGTCTAATAGACTGGTTAGCGATCATCATGATCCACATGACATATTTTATTGGCAAATTGTTGGAACATCTTTTTGGAAGATAGATAATGACATAACTTATACATTAGAGCCAGGAGACATGCTTTATCTACCTTTGGAAAACTCACACGAAGTTTGGTGTGATGGACCAAGAGCAGGTCTATTAATAGATAATCTCAATTAAATGATATAATAACCCTATCAGACATCTTGTCTGCAAGGGGGAAAGGTAATTAAACGACTACTAAGAATAGTAACAGCCACAGTTTTAGCCTTTGGCTGGCTGCTTATAGCCCCTCAAGAAGCCCACTCTGATGATCCACTCACAGTTGCAGCACAAGAAATACAGGAACTTAATGATAGCGTAGACGACCTTGGCTACCAAGATGACTTTATAGATCTTATAGAAATAGCAGAAAATAAGTTTGCCTCAGCCACAAATGCGAAGGAACTTAAAGATGATGCCTATGATGCTCATGAAGATGCAGTAGAGGCAGAAGCCACAGCATTAGAAGCAAAGAACCTTGCTCAGTCAAATGTGGATGGACAGACAGTAACAGTAGCCCTTGCTCTTGAGAATAGGGACAATGCCTTTCAAGACAAGAATGATGCCCAGGATGCACTTAATATAGCCAACCTTAATCTTCAAACCACACAGTCTAATATGCAGGCTGCTGGAGGAGAAGGGTTAGCATACACTGTTTATACTCTTGTTAGACAGGGTAATGTCGCTACCCCAGGATCTGTGATTTGTTCTGGTACTTGGAACTCAAGCCACATGCAACTACCAGTTTGTGGTAACAGATACGAAAACTTTATAGTTAAGTTCACTGGTCAAATAACAGTACCGTCTTGGTTTACACAAACCTACTTTGCAGGATATACGGATGATGGTTTTAGAATGTATGTTGACGGTCAACTTGCTGTTGATAACTGGGTAGAGCAAGGGACAACTTGGAGCGATTACTCTCCCGTATATGATGTTAGTGAAGACAAAACTTTAGATGTAGAAATATGGTGGTACAACGGTGGAGGACCAGGTTCCTATCATCTTGGCTGGGCTATACCTGGTGGATGGACTGGAGCAGGTTGTGACTATGCTGGAGATCCAAGAGTATGGGGACAAAACTTTAGTTGTAATCTTAATACATTTTCCTCTGGATCAGGACCAACTCAAGCACAGATAAATGCTTACAATGATGCTGTTGCAGGACAGGCTATAGCACAAACAAACTATAATAATAAGTTGGCAGTATACAATGACAAACTAAGCGTATACAACTCTGAAAATTCAACACTGTCATCAATGAATCAGGTTTTGCAAACCAAAACACAGGAACATCTTGATGCCGTTGCAGATACAGAAGATGCTTTAGAGTTAAAGAATAGCAAAATACAAATATATAATCAATCAATAACTGATTTAAATAATGCTATTGATGATGCATGGCGTTACTATGAT